GCCAAATTTTCGCCCAGTCAGTACCCGGATCCTGGAATTTTCATTCTAAATCCTTGGAACCTGAACATCTGGACTCAGTCCAAACTCCTCCAGTAGTACGGTCATCATACAACCGCAGGTACTTGCGCTAAGCCCCGGGCCGCGCTACACTTGCCGCATGAGTAACCTACATGCCAGTCCGACGACGCCCCACACGGCGCTCCGTGGTGTGAGGTAACGACCATGAGTAACCCACGTAAACCCACTGTACTCAAGGCCTTATCGGGGACGAACCGCGCTGACCGCGTGGCGCCCATCGGTGTGGCTGCACCCAACGTAACCGACGTACCCCCAGCACCCAACTGGCTCCCCAATGCTCACGCAGTACTCGAGTGGAACAGACTCGCGCCGCTGCTCACGAACATAGGCATGCTGACTGAAACAGGGCTAGGCCCGCTAGGCATGCTGTGCTCGCTACACGGCCACCTGGTGCAGCAACTGGCGGCGGGAACGCCCCCCAACGCGGCGCTCTACGCCCAGTACCAGAGCTACGTGAAGGAATTCGGGCTGACCCCGGTCTCTAGCACCAAGGTCACCCCCCGTGGTGAGAAAAAGGCTAATAAATTCGACGGTTTGAGATGATCGTCGGCGCCTACTTGCGCAACCTTGGCATCGCCGAGGCGCCACCGAAGCACCTGTTTCGGGACCGCGTAGGGCGCATCCCGGGCCAGTACAGGCTAGCCGCAGGCCTGATGCTGTACGTACTGCAGCGCGAGGGCGGTGTGGTTGCATGCGCGGAGCCGGTTTACGCGGCCGCGAGAGCCCTAATGCCCGTCCCCGGCCTGCGTCTAATGCCCCATTGCATCGAGGGCGGCGGCATTCTCCGACCGCTACGCAATGGCGGTAAGTGCACCGCGGCATGCATCACTGAATCCAGCCCTAAGACCTCCGGCCACACCCTGCTCCTGTATGTCTGACCGTGACTTCTGCGACATAGCGTGGCGCTATGCCTGCGACGTGCTCGACGGCACCGTCCCGGCATGCCATTGGATCAAGCAAGCCGCCAAGCGCTTCATTGCAGACCTAGAGCGCTTCGAGTTTGATTGCGACCAGGCACAGAGGGCATGCGAGTTCATAGAGCACTTGCATCACGTCGAGGGGACCTGGGATACGCCCACATTGGTGCTAGAGCCTTTCCAGGCGTTCTTCGTCGCGCAGATATTCGGCTTTAGGCTTAATGGCCGTCGCCGCTTTACACATGTCCTATTCGCCATAGCACGCAAGAACGCTAAGAGCACCCTCGCTGCTGCAATACTGCTCGCGGTCCTGTGTCTTGAGGATGAGCCCGGTGCGCAAGTAATCTCCGCGGCTACTACGGGCACCCAAGCGCGCATTGTTTGGGGCGTGGCAAAGCGAATGGTGGAGAAAGACCCGGACCTGCGGGAGGCATTCGGCCTCACCCCGTGGGCTAATAGCATCACGCGCCTTGAGACCGGCAGCAGTTTTAAGCCCATTAACTCCAAGGCTGCCACGCAGGACGGGCTCAACCCCAGTATTGCGTGCCTGGACGAGTTGCACGCGCATAAATCCGCCGATCTGCTCAACGTGCTGAAGTCTGCCGGTGGCGCAAGGCGTAATCCCCTGTGGCTGTACACGACCACGGAAGGCTATGAGAGCGCCGGCCCGTGGCCCGAGGAGCGCAGGTTTGCGGAGAGCCTCCTGGACGGTCTGGTGACCGCTGAGCACTATCTGGCGATCATCTACACGCTCGACCCAGAGGACGAGGAGTGGGACGAGACCAAATGGCCTAAAGCCAACCCGCTCATGCACGCCAACCCGATCCTGCTCGACGTGATCCGCAAGGAGGCGATCGAGGCCAAGGTCAAGCTAGGCGGTGTGGCTGAGTTCCGGATCAAGCGCCTGAACCGGCGGGCAGTGGCAGCCAGCGCCTGGGTCAACATCGAGGCCTGGAACGCCTGTGATGGCCCGGTCGACCTGGACGAGCTGGAAGGGTATGACTGCTGGGGTGCCCTGGACCTCGCCAGCACGGCCGACACGACCGCCTGGCGGCTCCTGTGGCACGTAGATGGCATGTGGTACACCTGGGGTAGGTGCTGGGTCCCAGAAGCCGCTGTGGAGCTTCGTACCGCGCGTGGCGCGGGTATCTACCAGCAGTGGGTGGAGTCGGGGCACCTGACGCAGACGGCGGGCAACGTGTCCGACTACGCGATCATCGAGGCCAGTGTGGCCGAAGACTGCGAGCGCTTCCGGCCGCGCAGCGTCGCCTACGACCCCTGGAACGCTAGTGACTTGGTCAACCGGCTGGTGGGGAGCCATGAGTTGCCCATGATCAAGTTTATTCAGGGCCCCAAGTCCTACCACCCGGCGATGCAGGGGCTCCACCGCGCCTACATGAGCCGCCAGCTTGCCCACGCGGGCGACCCTGTGCTACGATGGCACCTTGCCAACGTTGTCGCGCGCGAGGATGCCAACTGTAACCAGGCTCCGGACAAGAAGCGCAGCGTCGAGCGCATCGACACCGCGGTGGCGCTCATGATGTGTTTCGGCCTCGCTGTCGCCGACGTGGGCGAAGAGGAATCCGTCTACGAATCCCGGGGACTGCTGGCCGTATGAACCTGCGCGCGACCTTCGCTAACTGGCTGTTGCCCCCGAGCACCCCGGGTGGCTGGACTATGCGCGGGGCAGCCGGTCCCGCCCCCGCCGTGCCCGTCAACGAGTTCAGCGCCCTGGCACTGCCCGTGGTCTACGCCTGCGTGCAGCGCATTAGCTCCCCGCTCGCCATGTTCCCGGTCGATGTCTTCCGTGACCGCGAGTTCCAGCCGGATCATGTGGTCTCCCGGCTGCTCAACCGCGCACCCAACCCGTATATGGCGCCTCGCACGCTGCGCAAGACGGCCACGGCGGGTGCCTTGCTGTGGGGCAACGGGTACGTGGAGATCCAGCGCGACGGCGCGGGCCGCCCGGTAGGACTGTGGCCGCTGCTGCCGTGGGCCACGCATCCCGACCGGCGTGAGGACCGGCTCACCTTCCGTACCAACATCGACGGCCGTAGCTTTGAAATCGACCACAGCGACGTTCTGCACGTCATGGACTTCAGCCTCGACGGCTACGTGGGGCTGAGCCCGATCCAGCAAGCCCGCGCAGCCGTGGGGCTCGCGCAGGCCGCGGAGAGTTTCGGCAGTAAGTTCTTTGCGAACGACGCCAAGAGCGGCGGGTTCCTGCAGATACCGGGGAAAATCAGCGCGAAGGCGGGGGAGAACATCCGTCGCAGCATGGATGAGCAGGGTGGGCTTGACAACGCCCACCGTATCAAGGTCCTGGAAGAGGGCATGAAGTACGTCGCGACCACAATCAGCCCGGACGACGCGCAGTTCCTCAGCACGCGCGAGTTCCAGATAGGCGAGATGGCGCGAATGTACAACGTGCCGCTATTTTTGCTGCAGCATTCTGAGCCCGGCACGGTCTGGGGCTCGGGCATGGAGCAGATGCACACGGCCTTCGTGGTGCACAGTTTGAGCCCGTGGACCAACGTCTGGGAGCAGGAGATCAACCGGAAGATGTTCAGCGAGGACGAGCTGGACCAGGGTTACTTCGCGAAGTTTAATATGGACGCTTTGCTGCGCGGCGACAGCGCCGGGCGCGCGGCATACTATAACGCCGGTATCACCGCCGGCTGGCTCACAATCCCGGAAGCCCGGGAGATGGAAGACCTCGATGCACTACCCGATAGCAATACACCCGGACTGGCTGAGCAAGTTTGACGCCAGCGCGGCCGCGGCGCCTGCCAGCGAGCCCAGCACGCATCGCGGTGTGGCGGTTGTGCCCGTGGCGGGCCCGATTTACCGCGGCGCCGCCGAGCGCGTCGTGGCGCAGGTACGCGCCGCTGTGGCCGACCCGCGCATCGCGGCCGTCGTGATGGGCTTTGATACGCCTGGCGGCACCACGACCGGCCTGCCCGAGGCGCACGCGGAGTTGCTGGCGCTGCGCGGGGTCAAGCCGATCGTGGCCCAGGTCAGCCATATGGCTGCCTCCGCCGGCTACTGGCTGGCCAGCGCGGCGGACCATATCGTGGCGAGCCCGAGCAGTGTGGTCGGCTCGATCGGTGTCTACATGATGCACGTGGACCAGAGCGAGTCGCTTGCCCGGGAGGGTCTGCGCGCCACCTACATCTCCGCCGGGCGCGACAAGGTCCTGGGTAACGGCATCGAGCCGCT